TTTGGTTCTTTTCAAGATGCTACTAGAAGTTTAATTGATAGTGATTATAACCCAGAAGGAACTGTATTAATTAGAGCCATGGGTATAACACAACAACCTGCACAACCTAATATGAACCCTACTTTTACTGGCGGATATGAACAAAGAGACATGGGTATAAGTACAGTTCCTGAAGTAGGAACAAATCCATTTAGAGATAGACTAAATGAAATGGGTATGTCTCAAGATAGTATGCCTTTACCAAGCGGTGTAGATATAATTTCAGACCCTCTTAAAAGTAAAGATATATTAGTAAATAGGTTAAAAGAATTACCATTAGATGTATTAGCAAAAATGTTAGGAATTAGGTAGTGCCTGTTAAAAAAGTAAAAGGTGGTTATAGGTTTGGAACAAAAGGAAAAGTATATAAAACTAAAACAAAGGCTAATAAACAAGCAAAAGCAATCTATGCTTCAGGGTATAAAGGTAAAAAGTAATGGTATTTAATCCTACAGGAGAAAGTACATCTCAATCTGCACCTATTGGTGGATTAAACACAAGAGATGCTGTGGACTTGATGCCACAAACTGATGCTATTCGATTAGATAATTTCTTTCCTGGTTCTACAGATGTTAGTTTAAGAAAAGGTTATACAAACCATGTAACTGGTTTGCCTAGCACAGTACAAAGTTTATTAACATATCAGTCTCCTAGTGCTAATAAACTTTTTGCTGCTAGTAATAATGCTATTTATGATGTAACAAGTTCTGGTAGTGTAGGAAGTGCTGTAGTAACCAGTTTATCTAATGTGCAATTTCAACACGTTAATTTTACTACATCAGGAGGTTCATTTCTGTTTATAGTAAATGGTGCTGATGCTCCAAGACATTATAATGGTAGTGCATGGGCAACACCTTCTTTAAGTGGAGTAACAGGCTCTACCATAAATAATGTAACAGTATTTAAAGAACGATTATTTTTTATAGTAAATGATAGTTTAAGTTTTGGTTATTTACCTATTAACTCTGTAGCAGGAACAGTATCTACATTTGCATTAGGAAGTGTATTTAACTTTGGTGGTAAATTAGTAGCAGCTGGTAGTTTAACAAGAGATGGTGGTTCTGGTTCAGATGATTACATAGCATTTATAACATCAGAAGGTGAAGTAGCTGTGTATCAAGGAACAGACCCTAGTGATGCAACTAAATGGTCTTTAGTGGGTGTATTTAAAATAGCAAGACCTATAGGTAAAAGATGTATTGTAAATGTAGGACCAGAGTTAATTGTTATTACAGAATCTGGTTTTGTACCACTAACACAAATGTATGCAGAAAATGAAGCTAATTATTCTAAAGCAATATCAGATAAAATAAGTGGAAGTATTTTGACCGCAGTAACTAATTTTAAATCTACCTTTGGTTGGGAAGCATTAATATATCCTAAAGGACAATTTGGTTTATTTAATGTACCTAATGGTGTATCAGGTGAGTTTGTGCAATTTGTAGTAAACTTATCCACAGGTGCATGGGGTAGATTTACAGGACAAGATGCGTATTGTTGGGGTTTATTAAATGGTGATTTATATTTTGGTGGTAATACCAAAGTATATAAAGCAGATAATGGATTAAGTGATGCAGGAGTACAAATACAAGGTAACGCAAAAACAGCATTTGTATATTATGGTGGTAGAGGTACATCTAAAAGATTTACAGCTATACGACCTATTGTATCATCTGATGCAGACTTACCAGTTAGTATAGGATTTGATGTAGACTTTAATGATGGTACTTCTACTTATACACCCTCTAGTGCTACTACAACAGGAGCAGATTGGGATACAGCAACTTGGGATGTAGCAGAATGGGCAGGAACAATTGCATCACAATTAGTATGGAGAAGTGTTGCCGATATAGGTTGGAACGCAGCAATACGAATACAAACCAGTACACAAGCACAAAGTATTAAATGGCATAGTGTAGATATTTATTATGAAAAAGGAGTAGGTTTATGATGCTTACAGATAAAATATGGAAACTGTTAGAACCAGCTACAAGTATTGGAGAAAATCTAACAAAAGAAAATATAGAAAAAGGTATTGATGATGGAACATACCAAATATTTATGGATGAACAAAGTGTAGTTATTACAGCAGATTACAAAGATGCACTGCGTATAGGTTTAGCAGGAGGAGAATTAAATAGTTTGAAAAAATTAGAAAAAAAGATTATAACTTATGCAAAAGAAAAAAAATATAAATATGTTGACATTTTAGGAAGAATGGGTTGGGAAAAAGCATTAAAAGGTTATAAGAAACAAGCAGTCTTATTAAGAAAGGAAGTAACATGAGTTTTGTAACAGATATATTTAGTTCTCCAAAACCACCACCATCACCAGATTATGCAGGTGCAGCACAGGCTCAAGGAGCAGCTAATGTAGAAACTGCAAGAGTAGAAGGTAGAATGAACCGACCTGATGTATTTTCTCCTTATGACCAAACATTAGTAACAGATTTAGGTAACGATAGATTTGCTCAAACTTATAGTTTAGCTCCTGAGTATGAAACACAAAGACAAAAACAAGTTGGTATTACAGATAAATATTTAGATACAGCAAGTAATTATTTATCAGGATTACCACAAGAAACATTTTCATTATCTGGATTATCAGCACAACCTGGTCTTATAGACAGAAGTGGTTTGACTGCGTTACCTACAATGGAAGATATAAACACTTACGCACAAAGAGTTGAAGGCGATTATTATAACAGAGCATTATCAAGAATACAACCTCAACAACAACAAGAAGTTATAGACCTACAAACAAGATTAATTAACGCAGGTATACCAGAAGGTACAGTAGCACATAATAATGCACTTGCAGAGCTTAGAATGAGCCACCAAGACACATTAAGAGGTTTAGCTAGTGAATCTATTAGAGAAGGTCAAGCACTCGCTGATGCTCAATTAGGAAGAGCTACAGGTTTGCGTAGTTATCAATTAGGCGAAGGACAAGGATTAGTAGGAGAACAAGAAAGAATTAGAGATAGACAATTAAGTGATTATTTACTAAGTAGAAGTCAACCACTTAGTGAAATTGCTACTTTATCAGGACAAGCAGCTCCTCCTCCTAGTATAGCTACAACAGGATTAAATGTACCTGCAACAAGTATAGCTCCACCGCCAATCTTTGCAGGAGCACAACAACAAGGACAATTTGACCAAGGAACTTATAGAGGTCAGGTTGGTGCATACGGAGCAAGAATGGCAGCATTAGGACAAGCAGCATCATCAGATAAAAGATTAAAGAAAAACATTAAATACAAATCTAAATCTAAATCTGGATTAAATGTTTATGAGTTTGAGTATAATTGGTCTCCACAAAAATATACTGGTGTAATGGCACAAGAAGTTAAAAAAGTAAAACCATCAGCAGTATTTGAAAATATCTTTGGGCACATGATGGTAGATTATAGCCAATTAGATATAAATATGGAAAAAGTGTAATGGCAGTAACAGCAACAGGATTAAGACAAACAAACCCTTTAATAGATGAACTATTAAAAAGAGCTATGCAACAAGGTTCTAGCAGTGTTAATCAATACACCGCAGAATCTTTTGGTGGTAATTTTCCTATAGGTAGTTTAACTGCTGATGTATTAAAAGGTGTTAGAAAAAGAACTGCTTTAAATCAAGCACAAATGGCTATAGATGATAAAAACCAAGCTATGGCAGATTTGTTAGCAGTAAGAGGAGATGATAGATATACTGTAGATGCCTCTGGTAATATTACAGAAAGAACTATGATGCCTAGAGAACAAGTAGCTGGTTTTGATCAAAGTCAATTAGGGCAAACAGAACCTATGATGCCAACTTCTGGAGAAGGAACTGGTGTAAATATAGATAGTTCAGTAGCTCAAGCTATGGGTACACCAACAGAAGATGAAGCACAAAACCTAGCTATAGCATTAAAAGCATCACAAGCAAGAGAATCAACTGGGTTACCTGCTAGTCAATTAGAACAAGAAGTTTTAAAAGAAGAAGTAACTCCAACAACATTTAGATATGGCCCAGAACAAGACCCTAATTTCTTTGAAAGAAATGTATTAGGTAAAAAATTAAAAAGTGAAGAAATAAGTAATATAAACCAACTAGCAATAAAAGCTGGTATTAGTCCTTTTGATTTACAAAAATTAGATAGGGACATAGAAGATAAAGAATTTGCTAGAGAAACACAACTCATTGCTAGACAAACAGCTTTAAAAGATAATATTCTTAAAGACCAACAAATAGTATCTAATAATTTACAAAATATATTAAATACAGCAAAATTTGAAAACGATGCACTTGAAATAGCTAATGCAAGTAAAAAATTAAAATTTATAAATAAACTAACATCAGATGTTTCTAAAAAACCATTTACAGATTTTAAATCAGCAGAATTATATAGAGCTAAACAATTTGCTAATGCTGGATATGGAGATGAATCTCTTAAAATAATTAAAGGTTTAAAAGATGCAAATTTAATATCTTCATTATCACAAAAAGAAGAAATTAACTTTATTAAAGATTTTAGAAAAACTGAAGCAAAAGAATTTGGAACAATAGATAAATCAGTTACTATATTCAAAAAATTATTAGATGCTTCAAAGGCAGATGGAGGAGTTGGTGATTATTCATTAATGATTTCATATATAAAAGCACTTGATGATTCTGTTGTTAGAGAAGGTGAAGTTAGAACTTTTAATAGTATGCAAGGTGTCATAAAACAAATAGAAATAGAGTTTGATAGAGCAAAAGGAGAAGGTTTTCCAGAATACTTAAAAAATCAAATGGTTGATTTAGCTTTTGGAACACTTAATTCTTATTTAACAAATTACAATAATAATAAAATAGCTAAAATTAAAAATTACGAAGATTTAGGATTAAATCCTGTTAATATATTTAGTGGTTACGAATCTATTAACTTTTTAGATGGACAAGGTAATGCCTTGAGTAATAGTAAAGGTGCTACTTTACCAAATTTTGTATTGAGTGTACCAGCTAAAGACCCTGAAGAATTGGAGTTTGAATAATGAAATTAAAAAAAGACGAATTAGTAAAATTTCCTGATGGTTCTGTTTTAGAATATAAAAAAGGAACTGATAAATCTGTTATAATGCAAAAAAAAAATGAAATTATTAATCAAATGGAAAAGCAAAAAGAGCCACCCACTAATATTGATGAATTAGCTGCAGAGCAACAAGACTTAACTAATGCACCATTAACTACAATTGCTAAAAGTGGTGGTAAGTTTATAAAAGATATGATTACTCCTTTTACACAACCCATACAGACAGCTAAAGATATTGGTGCGTTAGCAAGTAGTGTTGTTAGTACGATAAGACCAGGAGAACAAGGAAACGAACAACTAGCAAGACAAGTAGGTCAATATTTTTCTGATAGATATGGTGGAGTTGAAAATGTTAAAAACTCATTCTTAACTGACCCTGTTGGAGTTGTAGGAGATTTAACAGCAGTATTATCTATACCATTGACTGGCGGTGGAGCTTTAGCTACTAGAACATTAGGTACAGGAAGTAAAGTTACACAAGCTATAAAAAAAGTAGGACAATATACAAGTGCTGCTGACCCAGCTAATATAGCATTTAAAGGAGCAGAAAAAGTAGGTAGCAAAGTAATAACTCCAGTAATAGGATTAGCTTCAGGAACAGGAAAAAATGTTTTAAATTTAGCTTATGAAGCAGGTAAATCAAATGATGCTAAAGTAAGACAAGATTTTATTAAAAATTTAGAAGGAAAAGAAGATGTAACTTTAATTGTAGAAGATGTGCAAAAAGCATTAGAGGGTTTTAAAGAAAATAAACAAAGCACTTTTAATATAGAAAAAAACAAATTAAATTTAGAAAAAAGAAAAATTAATTTATCATCATTAGATAATGAAATTAATAAAATAGAAAATAGTTTTACTACATTAGGCAAACTAGAGTTAAACCCTCTTGATGTAACATTATTAAAAAATATTAGAAAAAAAATAAAAGAGTATCAATCAGACCCCAAATTACAAAATGCTTTAGGAGCAGATTCTTTAAAAAGAAGCATTGATGATTTAATGCCAACTACACTTACTAAAGGTAGAAAAGCTAATATTATA